GAATATCAAGCGCTATCTAATCAATTTGCTTTTACCGATAGTGCCATGTCTGATTATGTCAATGGCAACCTTGATGCAATGCTAAATGATGTTAATCAAGACCATGTCCTCTCCCCTTTTTTCCTAGCATCGCCAGAAAAGAAAGAATTTTCGGACGATTACATTAAGCGATTGCTGAAATGGAAACGTGTTGAGCAAACATTAAAAACACCATTTGAAATCAGAAAACTGAAAGAAAAAGGCCTTGAAGAATTGCGAAAAATTGACCCAATAAAACATTCGGACAAAGGTATCTGGACAATCCTCCGTAAACACGGAATCAATGATTTTGCTGATATTAGAGTAGCAGGGTTGACTGCAGTGCAACAAATCAAAGGCATCGGTGAAAAGCGGATTAAACAATTAGCAGACTGTTACATCAAGATAATTAATGAAGATAGTTTATCCGTGCAATTATCCGAATTAAGAGAGTTTGAAAAGCAAATCTATATGCATCAAGAATCTATGATGCGATTAGCAAGAGCTGCGACTATACAGTAAGGAAAACCATGACACAACCAAATGAAATTACCCTAAAAATCCCCTTACATAAATTCCAAACATTAATGCACCGTTATGTTAGAGATACTCTACATGACAGTGGCACACCTGTTCTAATCTGTATCCATGACGTTAAAGAGTATTGGGCGGTATTGGATAGCCACACAAGAGAAAAAATTAAGGGCGAAGTAAAATTTTTTATCAAGGAATATCACCACCTACGCAATGATGAATTCTTTAAGGCGAGCTTATCAGCTTGGAGTGAATTGGCTGACTGGATAAATGATAACCGCAGCAGCACATCAACAACAGTTACAACAGTAAAACCGCTTGTGCCTGTGTTACCTGTGGTAAATCTTGGTATTCAAAAATAGAAATTAGTATTTAACAAACCCAATAGGCGTTCCAAGTGAGCGCCTATTGTTTTAATGGAGAAAGGAAATGAAAGAATTTAACTTAGATGCAGCTTTAAATGGCGAGCCTGTAAAGCTCGCTTGTGGAAGAAAGGCATATATACTCTACGATTTAAGTAGATACCCTGAATTATTAAAACACGCAAACAGACGACCTTTAAACGGACTTGTTATGTCTGATTGTGAAGAGAATGACTGCTACCCAGCTAGCTGGCTTTCAGATGGCAAGAATTCGTTTGATCAAGATAACGTAATCGGAATGTGGGAAGATCCAAAGATTAGTGCTAAAGATTTACCTAGACCGTTTTATCCAGAAGAATCTAGCGATTATTTTTACATCTTAGACGGCAAAGTGATTTATAACTCAAATTATTGTAATAACAACATTATTTCACGACAAAGAGCAATCAATGGGCAATGTTTTCGCACAAAAGAAGATGCTCAAAAATGGCTTGATTTTATGAAGAATATGATGGAGTGAGTATGAAAGCATTTATAGAATGGCTATTCTATCTATTGACTGGCGCTTTCATCATTGCGATGGCTGGAGCAGGAATAGGATTATTTCTTGGCGTTGCGTGGAAAATTATTCGATTGGTGGTGTGATATGAGCGAATGGATTAAATGTTCGGAGCGGTTGTCAGGGATAAGAATGAGATTGGGGAAGATATGAAAGTGCTAGATGAACATATCCTTGAGTATATTTGGGACGAAACATTAGACCGCATCTTACTAAGTAAGGATTAAAAAATGAAAAAATATTTTGCTTATGACGCGTTAGAGCGCGAATTTACAACACACGACACACTACAAGAAGCTAAATCACAAGCGCAAGACTGTGTTGATGAAATTTTTGATATTGGTGCTGATAATGGTTTCGAGGATGAAATCGAAGACGGCATAAAAGAAACGTATTTTGGGGTTGTATTAGGTGGGTTTGATTTACTGACCAGACCGCTCACCGAAGAGGAAAAAGAGCTCTATGCAGATAAGTTCACTCACATGGTTGAAAATCCAGTGCTTGTTGAGTATCCACAAAATGAGTGGATTAAGTGTTCGGAGAGATTGCCTAAACCAAATACAAGAGTATTGATTTGTAACCGAGACAAAGAAATTAGGTGCGCTTTATATCAAGAATTAATTGGGTTTGGTTACATCCCTCTTTATGGCGAAGTTACACATTGGCAACCACTTCCACGACCGCCAGAAGATTTATAATTAACGAGATTATTAAAGCATTGTGCTATCATATTCAAAAATTTTAAGGCGGTGAATATGAAAGATATAGAGATTAAAACAAATCACCCTCCATTATCTGCTTTACATGAAAGTAAATGGATTAGATGCGAGGATATGTTGCCGAGAGACAATAATGATGTATTGGTTGTAGTTATGGATAATGGCAACCAGGAAATCAGGATTGGTTTCTTAACCAATATTTGTTGGTATACATATACAGACGATGATAAGCTTGCGAAGGTAACTCATTGGATGCACTTGCCTGACTTACCAAAAGATTAAATGATAAATAACAAATAACCGCCTACGGGCGGTTTTTTATTGGAGTAAATATGGGAAGAGAATTTTTTGATGAATACTGCAGTCCAGAATTATTAGCGTTAATAACTGGATATGTTTGTCCTAAATATCAGATGAAAAGCTTAAATGAATTCGGAATTCCTTTCCTGCATCCAAAAGGAAATAGAAAATTCCCGCTTGTGTTACGATCTGATGGTGACAAAATTTTGAAAGGTGAGAAAGTGCAGCCGATTACACAAACAAAGGAAAGACGGCGGTCTGCAGTATTAAGTTAGTAAGGGGGATATTATGGCACGTCCAAGAAAACGAATTAATCAAGGATTGCCACAAGGTTTAGTGTGTCGGAATCGAAAAAGAGCGGATGGCTCAATCGTGGTTTATTATTACTACACGATGGCAGATAAAAAAGAAGTTGCTTTAGGTAAAGATAAGCACATTGCTATTCTGGAAGCAGCAAAGCTGAATATGCAGTATCTGACTAAAAAAGATAATATCCTTTTTATTGAAGTGCTTGAGCGATATGAAAAAGAAGTTGTGCCGCTTAAAAAAGCGAAGAACACTCGAAACTCAAACATTCAGGCAATAAAGAAATTACGCCAATACTTCCAAGATCCACCATTTACCCTTGATGAAATACAGCCTATACACATCCGTGAATATTTAGATTGGAGAAAAGACGTTAAACCAACCGCAAATATCGAAGTTGGGTTATTTGGCCACATTTGGAGCATGGCGAGAGAATGGGGTTACACTGAAAAGATCAGCCCATCAACAGGGGTTAAAAAATTCAAAGTGAATTACCGTGATGTGTACATTGAAGATTATATCTTGGATAAAATCTACGACTGCGCCACAGGTGATATGAAGGACATTATGGATGTGATGTATTTAACCGGACAACGCCCAATAGACGTGGTAAAAATCCATAGTTCACACATCTACAACGATTTACTGCATATTACACAGCAAAAAACAGGTAAACGTGTTGCGATTAAAGTTATAGGTAAACTAAAAGAGATTATCGACAAGCGGATCACTGAAGAAAATCAGTTCCTATTTACGAATAAATGGGGGCGAAAGCTCGAGCGTAGATCACTTACAGATTATTTCAAGGATACACGTAATGCGGCATCAAGAAAATATAAAGAGCTAGCCGAAGAGATCAACCAAGTGCAATTGAGAGATCTTCGCGCGAAAGCAGCAACAGACCTTTCATTAATGATTGATGATGAACGAGCAAGAAAACAACTTGGCCATACTTCTGCACGTACCACTCAACATTACATCAGAAAAGAAAAACCACTCAATCCAACCAAATAA